TCCACCAACTGTCTTCTCCTCCGCCGCCGCGTCATCGGGATGCGGGGCGGGGGTCGTCCTCTTCTTACTCATCGTGTGCTCCTATGGCGTCGGGCCTCCCGCGCGGCCCGCCGCATCACTTTCCCGTCCAGGGTCGGTAGTCTCGCCCGAGGTTCAGCATTTCCTGTTCGCTGAACTTGACGGCGCAGTGGCAGACGCTCGGATGGCCCGGTGGCGTCTGCGCACCTTCGGGAAAGACCGTCTTGTAGACGTAGTCGACGGGGACGAGGCCGAGTTCCTCGTTGCCTTTGCACACAGAGCAAGGGTGGATGTTGCCCTTCTTGGTAACGCCACGCTTGCCCAGGTGGACCCATGACTTCAACTTCATGCCGGAGGCGACGATCTGTGCCAACTTGCCTTCGTTCTCGGCCCGGCTGATTTCGGTATTGACAATCGAGTTCGCCCGTGTTTCGGTCATCTCGATCAGGCCGTTCTGGATGAGCCTGACCACTTCCTCGATGAACCCCTCACGGGTGAGTATGGCTTCGGCGCTGGCACCTTCCCGGATGGCCTGCGCGATGGTCGGCGAGGCCAGACCCTGGCGGGTACCCGCCACGACGACGCGGCGGATGAACGTCTTGGTGCCCGCGTCTACGTTCGTGACCAACTCAGCCGCCCGGCTCTCCAGGAGTCTGAGCGTCCTTCGGTTGGTCAGGTTGAAACTGAGGCCAATCAGTTCTGGACTGGAGCGAAGCCCCTCCTCGTACAGCGAACGGATGATGCCGAGGGCCATGTCCTCTAGGCCCACGACGTAGGCGGCGGCGAAGATGCGGAGGATTTGCGCCTTCTCCCATTCTGTCGCCACCTCGAACCATGGATCGTCGATGAGGTGCGCGTCAAGGACGCGTCGTATCTCCTCGCTGGACTGGCGCACGACCAGCGAGTCGATTTCGGACGGCTGATCGAAGTCGATAGCCGACATCTCCGGCAGCCAGAAGTGCCACACCTGGTCGTCGGTCAGACTTACGAAGGTCCGTTGGACCTCGGGCAGGAGCGCCCGCGTGACCGCCTTGATGAGCCTGCGCAACCGCGGGGGCTCGGCACGTTCGGCGATGAGCGCCAGGCCGGGCTGGACGATGCCGTTGAGTTCGGCCCTGAGTTCTTCCAACCGTCTCTCGCCCGGAAACTCCGGTTCGGCCTTCTGGACCGTTGCTTCCCCACGTCCGCCATCGGAGGCGGGCACCTTGTCTTTGGCTTTGCCCTTGTCGATGGGCTTGCCGTCCTTGTCCTTGGGGCCGCCGAATGGAAACTCGGGGGCCATCTGCGGCTCCTCGGGCAAGGTATTCGGGTCCAGGTCGGTCTGCATGAGGCCGGTAGCGATGAGTTCGGCCCGGCCTTCCTTTTGGTCGATGAAGCCGCCCGCCTTGAGGGCTGTCAGGCCCTGACCGATGGCGACGATGGCCTGACCTCGGGCGACGATTGCCTCCTGGTCCATGTCCAGCCAATGGAACATCAGTTCCTTGGGCAGTATGCGGTTGAAGTGGTTTTCAACCTTGGTCTTGACCTGGGCGAACCCACTGCGCTTGGTGGCCCGCTCGCCCCGGATCACGCCCGCCAGGGTCTTCTCGCCGCCCATCTCATCCAACCCGATGTCCGAGAGGCGCATCCCGTACCCGGCTGCCAGTATCTGCGCGTACTTCAACGTCGTCTTATCGTAGATGAGGTCGATCGGGGGCCGGTTGAGTGGAATCCAGACTGCGGCTTTCGTGTGCGAGTGCAGAACCGGCACCTTCATACCGTCGATGCCCTCAAACAGGTCCCGCCAGGAGGCGAGCCACTTGAGGGCAGAATCTTCGTCCATGTCGATCAGGTCGAGGATGCCCGCCTCGGGTGTGTCCAGCAGGAGGTTGGCATAGTACCGGTCTCCCCGGAACAGCATCTCCATCGCCAGGTAGATTTTCTCGGGCGGAGCCATGCCCCAGCCTCGGCGCATGATCTCGGGCCGCGGACTGGTATACATTCGCTCGATGGCGTGTTTGGGGAAGTTGATGATGGTTCCCGGCATCTCCTGGACGCGTTGGGTCACAGGGAAGTCGGGGTTGCCGGTGGGCATCAGGGTGGCGGCGTCGATATGCTCCATCCACATCACCGGCCCCTCGGGATCATCGTCCTCGCGGCCAACCTCGGCGGCGGCCCCGAAGGGCAGGTCGAGCATGTCCTGGCACATCAGTTCGATGTAGGTGTCAAAGTCACCCTCAAGGCCGTCCAGGAGTTCGGTGTAGTATTCAATGGCCTTGCGGATGGCAGGTTTCTGCGCGTCATCGGGCTTGCGTGCAGTGATCGCGTAAGGCATGGATAGGACGTTCTGGATGAGTGTGTCACGGCAGACCGTGGCGATGGGCTGGTTTCGGACGAATGCTCGCCACCTCTCGGCGACCAGCCAACCGGGATGCCCCCAAAAGGGCACCCAGCGGCTCAGATACTGCGCCAGGTCTACGGCGCGTTTTCCGGTCGGGGCTTCGGCTGGCGCGGCAGGCACCTTGACGGTTGCACGTTTGCTCATAGACTGACTCCTGAGACCAGACGCGAAGAGGACGTGACCCGACGGTCCTTCTTATCAGAGTATGACAATTGGCGGGTCGCCGCAAGCACAAATGCACTATCGTTAGAGATGGGCAAAAGTCACCTCTCGGAACTTCTCCTCCGTGACCTCCGTGCTGTAACCGGTCGCCACGGATATCGCCTGGTCGTCGTGCTTGGCGAATGGGAAACCACTCAGTTCCAACAGCCACTCCCGGTTCCATGGGGCCTTGAGATAGAAAACGTTGCCAGCATTCACCTGCGCCGCGAAGGGGTCGGTCCTGAGGATGGGGTCACCGCTCGCCGGGACGCCCGCGATGTCGTAGCCCTGGAGCATCTTGACAAACGCTGCGATCTGCGCCTTGCCCGACTGGCCCGGTTCCTGCTCGATGCGTATGCGAACCCGCTTCCCGTCACTCTTGGCCTTGTTCTTGACTAGGTCCCATACCTGTTCGGGGTCCAACCTCCCCCTCTCTACGTCCAGGACGTAGGTCGATCCCTTGTGGATGGCAAAGAGAGTGCCCACGGTGTAGTCGGGGTCCTGCTTGTGTTCCTTCTTCTCCGTTCCGGCCAAGTCCCAAAACCGCATCCCGTGGTGGACCTTGATAATGGTCGGGTTTGCATCGGTTTGCGCCAGGACTTCGGCTATCTCGGCGGGGACGGACTCTACCATCTGGAGCCGCCCGATCTTGAAGCGGTTGCCTTCCGGCTGGATCGGTGTCTGTTGGTACTCCGCCCACCACGCCTGGGATGACATCGTATCCCGCATGTTCTCCAAGTATCCCTTGCTGTATCGACTCGGGCAGAGAGGTTCGCCAATTGCCCTTCCGAGGATGTCCCCCTCCTCGGCCAGCGCCTTGTATGAGATGACCGTCCACCGGCCCCCCTCTTCTTTTCGGCCCTCGCGGGCGAGAATGCGTCCGCAGAGGTCGTCGAGGTGCCAGCGAGTCTGCATTATGACCACCGCGCCGTGCTCCCACATACGGGTAAGGAACGTGCCGTTGTACCAGGACCATTGATTCTCGCGCTCGATGTCTGACTGCGCCTTGGCCCAGGACTCGGTCGGGTCGTCGATCACTGCCAGGCCGAACCCGTGGCCGGTCAAGGGACCGTTGACACCCGCGGCCACGCAGTACCCCTTGTGGCCCCACAGGTGCCAATCCTCTTGCCGCCAGTTGCCGGGGTCCTTGAGCCTGTCTTCATAGAGGGCAATGTAGGATGGATGATCGAGGACGGCCCTGGCGTTGCGGGAGTTGCGGTAGGCCAAGTGCGCGCCGTAGGAGATGAGGGCCACCGGCAGTTCGGGGTTGTGGGCAAGCCAGAAGGCGGGCGTTCGCGTGGAAACAATTTCACTCTTGCCACTTTGAGGTGGAGCCCATAACATCAGCCGGTCGATCTCGCGGGTACCATCGTCCCGGACCTTCACCACCTTCTCGATGTAGGAACAGACGCTGCGGTGAAACGGCTCGTCGATGTACGCCGGAAACGTCAGCTTGATAAAGCGCATCAGGTCGTCCCGCGCAGGCTCTAACGCCGGGTCGAGTTTGGCGGTCTGTATCTTCGCGTTCTGCTCGTCGACGGCTACAAGCAATGTGACCTGAACATTCTCCCGGAGGGGCTTTCTATTCTCTATTTTCAGGTCCGGGATGCGCCAGTTAGGATTCACACACGGTGTCCCGTACTCAGGGCGTGTACCTCACGCGTATACTCCATGCGGTCGACCGGGTCCTTGATGTACTTGAGGGTGATCCGCTGCATCATCACCGCGAACTCCAGGACCTGTTGCACCGGGATAGTTTGTTCCGCCGCTGCTAGCCAGCGCCGCTCGGTGTCGACCAAACGCCGGGCCAGTTCGACGTTCTCCTGGACCTGGTGCCATGTCCACTCCTCGGCATTGATGGGGTCCATGGCAGAACGCAATTCAAACAGTCCTTCGTGGATGGTCGCGTGTATGCCGGTGATAATACCCCGCTCGATCTTGGACGCCGCTGCCCGGAGTTTGGAATTAGCGGCGACCAGGTCGGTGTCCTCCAGTTGGCCCATGAGTTGCTCCGTCCTCGCGCTGACGAGCGCGAGTTCACTTGCCATGGAAAGTAGGTTCGGGCTGCCAAGCAACCGGTTGTACTTCTCCAGGAGATGCTCGACCACCAGGAACTTCGACTTGGGCGGCGCGCCCCCGCCAGCACCGTGCATCCGACAGACCGGGAAGCCGCGCACGACCTGGTTCCGGCAGTGCCGCTCCTCGCCGCAGACCGGGCAGCGAATGTCCATGGACCCACGCGGGTAACGGTACTTGCACTCGCGGCAGTTCTTGTTGCGCGCCTTGCAACGCTTCTCCAGGGGAATGGGGCGACCCGTCAACGGGTCAATCGGTTGAATGTCGACGATCACCGTCGGTGGAGAAACAACGGTCAAGGCCGATGACGGCACGCGTTCCGCGGGCGCGGAGGGCGCTGTGGGTTCTCCCATTGTCACCTACTGGTGCGGCA